CTCAAGGATGAGAAGGGCCACGTCAGAGAACCGACTACAGAAGAAATCGAGAAGTGGCAGCCCTGGTTTGATGAAGAACTAGGAAAAATCGAAAAGAACGGTAAGAAGCTGCTCATCGCGTTGGGGGACACGGTCAAGAAATCATTAGAGAGGAACGTTGACTTTACCATGCCGCACCCGAACGCACTAGGGACGGCGAGGACTGAGGACGAACTCCAACGGAAAAGGTTACAGGTATCAAAGGCTCTCGAAGCTAGATACCGAAAAAACTGATACGGCGTCCAAATGAGGAGATCAAGTCAGAAAAGTCAGAAATACAAGCAAATTATATAAACCCTCGAAACGATTTTGAACCGTTACAAAAGCAAGCAGCGGCCTGGCACTACACTGCCCGCCTGTTGAAAGGGACAGACCATCTAGTGTGGGGTGTTGTCTATGAACCGTGCAACGGAGCTGTCTGCAAGACTGATACGCAGGGGGACTTCATACGTCCCGATGAACTGCGAAAAGTCGCGCAGAATTATCTCGCCAATGCCGGTAGAATAGGACTCCACCATGAAAAAGAACTGAGTCCGTCCGAGGCGACGCCGGTGGAGAGCTTCATCGCGCCCGTTGATATGGTCGTCGATGGCGAACACATCACGAAAGGCTCCTGGGTGCTGTTCACGAAACTAAACGATGCTCTTTGGAAACGCGCGCAGAATGGAGAACTCGGCGCGTATAGCATCGACGGAACAGGTGTGCGCGTAAAAGCGTAACCTCTAAAGTGTCGCGGCAACGCGACAAAAGAGAAACAAGGTGCGATTGGTAAACGACAAAGTTGATACAACTGGCGTACCTAGCGCAGCTACTCGTTTAGAGAAAGATACTGAACTGGTCGACACTGAAGTACAATCAGTTCACCTCGTAACACGCGGGGCGAACCGTAAAAAGCTTCATTTGGTCAAGTCAGAACGCGCACCAGGATCTAGTTCTATGGAATCAGAAAACGAACCAGCATTCGCCATCGACGTTCTTAAACAAGACACTAACGATGGTGAAGCACTACAAAAAGGGATTCCTGGTCTTTCATCGGACGCGACTGAGGCAGCCACCGGCATAATTAAACTAACTAAGAGCGTTGCCGAGGAGCTACCCCCTAACTTCTTCAACAAAGTTGCCGAACTATCCGGCTTCGAACTTCAGAAGGGTAAACCTGCTGCAGACGAAGAGGACGACGATGACGACGAAGAAGACGGCGATGGGACCAAGAAGACTAAGGCAACGAAAATGACGAAAACAATAGAAAAAACCCTCGCAAAGCTAGAGAAGGAGGAGGATATCGATCTTCTGCCTGAGGATGTGCAAAAGGCCGTTCGCCCACTGTGGCGTAGGAACCTTGAGAACGAACAGCGCATCGCTAAGATGGAAGAGCAGGACAGGGAGCGAGTATTCGTCCAGAAGGCGGCACAATATACGCGCATCGCAAAAGGCGCAGACTTTGTGAAGCTCATGAAAGACGCAGCTGACTACCTTCCAGAAGACTCGTTCAAGAGTTTCATCCACTTGCTCGACTCTCACGAGGAAATGCTAAGAAAAGGCGATCTGTTCGCTGAATACGGCAGCTCGCTTGAAGGCGACGCCTCGAATCCGCTAGTTAAGTGGGACGCTCAGGCTAAGGAATTAGTCCAGAAGAGCAGCGGCGCAGTCACGTACGAACAAGCATACACCGACATTGTGCACGCAGACCCCGAAGGATACAATCAGGTTCTAAAGCACAACCTAGCCGCAACTCGAGGTGAGCAATAATGGTCGGCGATACACCCGTCCTCGATATGTCGTATGTCGCAGGACAAGATTTGTCAAATTCTCAGTTCCGCTGCGTCTCGATGGGTAACGACGGTAATATGTACCTCTCGTCAACATCAGTGCAGACAATCGGTAGCGTAACCGTACCTACCCAAGTGTGGGGCATATTGCAAAACGATCCACCTTCGGGAGATATTGCAGTAGTCCGTGAACTCGGACACAGTAAATGTGTTATGAGTGGGACTCCGGCCCCAGGAAACGGCCTCAAACTTGCCGACACGGCAGGACGGCTCACGACTGGAACGGTAGGCTCAGATGTTATCGTTGCGTTCATGTCTCAGGACACCTGCGGAGGAACCGGCGAGATACACGACGTCGCACTAATGGCACGCTGTGCTCAGGGCGCAAGCTTCAGAGCAGGACAGCTCACGTATCTAGTCCCGATGGTAGCACTTGGCACGTCCGGCGCAACTAACGTGATCGCATTAGCACCACTCGGCTTTACTGGCACGATCGTAGATATGTACGCAGTCGTGAACAAGGTCGCATCATCCAGCGGCGCAGGGCCGATAACGTTAGAGATAACGGCTACGCCTGTGGGAAGTCTCGCTTTGCCAGTGTCGAACGCAAACGCCAAGACACTAAGCCAGTTAATATCCTCAACAGGTAAAGCTAGTATTTCGGCTAACTCGTTCGGGCCTACTGACACGCTCACGATCATCAGCACGCCTACGACAACGTGGGCCACCGATTCCGGCATGCTGGAGATTCACGTGATCACAAACTAGGAGAACAAGAAGATGGCAACAAATTCAAGTTTTAGGAACTATGCCTCACTGACGTCCAACATGGGCCTCTACGGTGCTGCGCAACGTCTCACTAAAGCGGGCCTCATCGAGAGTCCTGCCGAAGCGTGGGCGATGCCGGATCACGTTGCGCTCAGAAAGAGCCAGCCAAGCGTATTCGACGTGCACGTTAACGTCCCCAATACGATCTTTAGCATCGCATATATCCAGTCCCAACAGAACTTCAGGGCAGCCGAAATCTTTCCACTCATCCCCGTGATGAAGAAGTCTGACTACTACGTCAGTTATACGAAAGATTATTGGTTCACGAATGAAGCTAAGGTAAGACTCGACGGCTCTGAGACAGCAGGAACGGGCTACGGGCTCAACATGCGCAATACCTATATGTGCGATGTGTGGGGCCTTCACGTTGACTTAGGAGACATGGTAGCGGCTAACGCCGATGCGCCTCTCAACATGCAGCGTGATATCAGCCTTTTCCTGACGCAGAAGTTACTTCTCGCCAGGGAGATGCAGTTCGTCACTAACTACTTCACCCATGCTGTTTGGACCAACGAGGTAGCGGGCGGCGCACACGGCGGCGGCGGAAACTTCACGTATTGGGATGACCAGGTCAACTCAACGCCTATTGAGGATATACGAAAGTATAGACTCGATGTAGCAAAAGCAACAGGCTTCGTGCCGAACACACTAGTTATCGGGCCTGAAGCGTACGAAGCGCTCATTGTCCACCCTGAGATTCTAGAAAGGATCAAATTCGGTGGGACGCCAAGCGCTCCTGCAGTTATCAGCGAACAGGCTCTTGCTCAGGTGTTCAGCATCGACCGAGTGATTGTCCCCATGTGCGTGGTAAACACAGCAGCGGAAGGCGCAGCGGCTTCACCGACAATGGGCTTTGCTTACGGCAAGGACGCTCTGCTCTGCTACTCGAACCCGACACCCTCTATAATGACCCCCTCTGCGGGATACACGTTCGGATGGAACGGTTATCTCAGCTCCGGTGGGCCGTATCAGGACATCGTCGGAAGTGGCGGCGCAGGATGGTTCGCTGTCCGCAACTTCAGGATGGAGTGGAGACGTGCAATGAGGATGGAAGCTGAGATGGCAATGGGCATGGAATTGATCGCTCAGGATCTCGGGTACTTCCTCGACGGTGTAGTTAGCGCAAGCTACGACTAGGCAAACGAAATGGCGACGTGGAGTTACAGCGGCGACCCCTCTGAATCCGCAAAGGATCAGGTACGGTTCCTCATCGGCGATACTGATGAGGACCACCAGCTCCTGTGGGACGAGGAGATTCTTTCGCTCACCGCACAATACACGAACGCATACTGGGCGGCAGGGATAGCGGCCAACACGCTCGCCGCCCGGTTCGCTCCCACCACCGAAGAAAAGCTAGGTGATTGGAGCGGCGCTTATCAGCAAAGGTACGACCACTTCCTTCAGCTATCGAAAGATATGAAAGAGATAGCGATTAGGCAGGGCAAGCCATTCTTTGGCGGTGCTATACCTCTTGAAGATGAGAAGGGTACGCCTAAGCAAATATCGATAGGTATGCTGAGCGATAAGACGTGGTGAACTAACGTAACTCCAAACTTTATTTTTTGGTAACCTGATTATGATAGAAAAGAAAGCTAAAGAAGTTCAAGAAAAAAGGACTGAGTCTAAGATATCAATACCCCTAAAAACTCAGAAAAATGATGTCGCAGCGGTAATTACTGCGATAAATACGGCAACTGCAGAAATCGGATGCGGGACGATAGCGTATAATCTCAACGTTGTAGCAGGAAGATTAGCACGACAAGAAACAACCGATTCATCAACATCCTAATTTATTAATTCACTTAAAACCGAGGAGGAGGAGGCCCAGTAATGGGTAAGGTATTATGACTCAAAGAGTTACTATTGTAACCCCGCCGACGAGTGGAAGCACACAGGAGACCCCGCTTGACATAGACGCCAACGGAAACATCGGCGTTGTTATCAATGATGGCGTGGGTAATCTTGGGTCCGATATTCTAACGCTCGCTGGCGATGTAAATACGCTCGACGGGGACGTAAAGACCCTCAATACTGACGTTAACGCCCTTACTGCGGCGATCACTCCAACGAGCTCAGCGCTTTATACGGGCACAGTATCAGCGCCAGCAAGTGGTGGAACGGCAGTTATTCTTAAAGCATCACAAGCCTGCAGGTTTGTCACGTTGACCGCTCCGGCAGGAAATACACAGACTGTTCTTTGGGGCGCATCAACGAGCACCTGCACGACACAGCTACCCGCTGGCACGAACACCTGGGAGATCAACGTGTCTAACGTAAATTTGATATATGTCATCTCTTCGGGTAACGCTTCACAAACGGTAAACTGGGTTGCTAGAAACTAACATGGGGAGGCGCGATAATGAGTGAAGAGAAAAAGGAACCAATGGGAATGGATAATCCTTCAGAACCAACAAAAGAGAAGAAAATGCCAGTTGATAAAGAGCTGGTAAATGCACAACGAAAAGGCGATATGACGAGCGAGTTAGGAAGTCCACCAATAACAAGCGGCGTGTTTACACCAGACAGGCCGTTAGGCGCTAAGCAGCTTATTTATATTTGGGACATTACGAACCTTGTGTGGGTAGGCTTGGACGGCCAAGACAAAGGGGATCTAAAGAGAAAGCAGGACGCGAAGGCAGCTAAGGATAAGGACTGCTACCCTGACATCGATTACGCGACCGGCTTTAGAGACTGGACTATCGACTTTAGCGGTAACTGGATCATAGACGCCGTGACCGGCGCGCAGGCTCCGGGTATCCAGCTGATGCAGTATTACTACGATAACGCTATTAGTCCGATTAATGTAATGCTCGTAGCTCCTGGAAACGCAGAACCGTCGTATACAGGTTATGCAATCATCACGCAATGGGATCAGCCAGGTCCAGTTGAGGGTGTCGTG